GTTTCCAGCTTTTGTTGAAGTTCAGCACTCTGAACTTCAAAACCCTTAGCAACTGCTTCAATTTTTTCCTGAACAGAGGCTTCAACTTCTTCCTTGATTGAAGTAGCAAAACTAGCCAGTTTTTCATCAACAACAGCACTGAGAGCATCTTTAAGAACATTAATGTCCATTTCTTCCTCCTGTGTGTCTCCACTTACTTCAACGGAAGTTGAAGTTGTTTCTTCTGCGACATCTGGAACAAGCCATCCAATAAACTTTTTCAATAGACTAAGCTTACTAATTTCTTGTTCATTCATGTCAGAGATCTTATCATAAGTATTATTTAATTGCAATTCAGAGTCTTGCTGAATAATAGAATCCATTTTCTCAATCATCTCCTTAATTGTACCAAAAGATTCATCGTCTTGTGAGATGATATCACTTTTTGTTACTTTTTCATTAGGTTTGTCTGGAACACAATTTGGAACCATATCTCCATCCTTACCCATTTTTTCACCTTCTTGATGAAACCCTTCCAAACAAGTATCCTCTTCTTTCTTCATTTTCTTTTTTGGTTTAAACTTTGGCGCACCAGATGGGAAAGGAGGCACTGTTGGAGACTTGATTCCGTTTCTAGACGGATACTTGGACTCGGCGTTCTCTGTGGTTACAGATGTTTGCTTTTCAACATCCTCACAAGTATTGCAACCGCATTCACAACCTTCATCACCCATTAATTTCAAAACCGCATTCAATAGGTCTTCGTTAAAATCATCTTCAAAAAACCCTTTCTTTTTTGAATTAGCATATCGCTCAAGCATTCTGCGACCTTTTGCGGCAAGCCTTGCTGCATCTGCCATATCTTGAGGCACTGGCTCACCCCAAGCTGCAGCTGAGAGCGCAAGCCTTGTTGGTTCACCATTTGGCTTCTTCATTGGACCAGATGGGTTTGTAAAAAATCTTGTAAGAAAAGAACCCTTGCGGCGCAGTTTTTCTGGAGTGTCGGCAGCACCACGAACGCCTGGTTTTAGGTTAGCACCTTCGGTTTCTTTAAAGTGTCTTCTTCCAGCAGCAGTAAGCCCACCCTTTGGATCCTTAAGAGGTTGCTTTGCTTTTGCCAATTGACAATCAAGATCGCAATCAAGAGCATACTTGAGTAGACCATCGTCATTCATTTTGATAATATCAATAATAGCTAAAGCGTTTGCAGGATTATCTACAAGACTAAGCTCGCCAAGAACATACTTCTTAATAATATTTACTGGCTTACCACGAAAAAATTTATCTGCCGATGCAGATTTCTCAATTACTTTGCCGCCAATTGAAAAAGAACGAAGGGTTCCATCAAGAACTTTTTGCCAGGTATCCTCAGCGCCTTTTGAAATGTAGGCTTCAACTTTAACGGCGTTATAAGTTGTTCCGTCAGCCGCAGTAATAACAACTGGCTCATAACTAACGGCTTTGCCTACAGCAATAGGGGCATGCATTTCTCTGATGTTTCCACCCCAGTTTGCAAAAGCCTCTTTGGATGCCTCAAAGTCAACAATGTCACCAGCTTTATCAATATTGTCTGCAGTAGCAATACCTACCACAATTCTTTGTTCCCGCTTAATCATATCAATTGGGAATGAAATATTAAAATCCGACATTTAGCCCTCGTAGCCTACCAGCATATATTGTTTTTAACAATATTGCAAATCAGCCTAGTGCAAAAACTGCTACAGCAGAAGAGGCGGTGACTACTTGAATGGTTGTATAATCGCCATCAATTTCTATGTATTCCGTAGACTCTGCTGGAAGAAGGATTGTGTATTGTCCATTAAGCTTAATGTCAACATCACTAGCACCTTTGTTGTAAACACACAACTTACTTGTATGTTGTCCAATATTTACAGCACCATCTGCTGTCACTAAATTTTTATTTGAATATACCAAACTACTTTCACTCATTGTATTCTCCTTGAATAAATTTACTGGTTGAATCGTTGTTCACTCCAGAATCTTGATTTTGACCACGCTCTGCTTGGGCTCCATCTGCTACTGGATCACTAGTTGCTCCGTCACCAGTTGGTGACTTAGGAGGGTTAGTAGCAGAATTATTATCATTTCCTGGAGGAGCTCCCACGCTGGAGTTGCCAGCCGCATTTTGCTCTTTTTTAACATTTGTTGGGAAAGGCAAAACGCTATCTCCGTCATATCTTTCTGGCAAACCGATTTGACCTCTAACTTCGTTAGGGGTAATGACCTCTGTGCGCAGATACCTATCATTAATTCTTGATTGAATATCTTCGTCAACAAGGTCAATTTTCTTCAACCGAATTTCCATGAGGTCGGTAAACTCAGAAATAAGCCTATTCAGTTTCTTTTCAACAATTGCCTGATCTGGACCAATTACCTGCATCTTGAAACTCTTATCAGCATCTCTTGAGACGGCTAAGTTAGCATTGTCATAAACACCAACTTTTGGTGCAGGAACTCTGTTTGCAACAAGAATTTCATCACGGTTTGATTTACGGTACTTATCAAAAGAAGAGTCTTGAATACCAGCTTCAAGTTTTTCAAATTTAATATCAGTATCTGTTCCAAGACTTGCAGGAATTGGAATAACTAGCGTACCGTGATTACGACCCTTAACTTCATTTCTAAAATAATTAATCAGTTCTTGTTTTGACTTATTGCTAAGCTTTGCACCCTTAATAAGGATTGCATAGCGAGGAATTGCTTTGTTTTCAAAATAATCAATATTATATTCTTTTGCAAACTTGTCACCAATAATTGCTGCAGCCGCAGAGACTGCTGACGGGATGCCGTAGTATGTATTGTTTGGTGAATAAATTTTAAAGTGAATCAACTCATTTGGTTTTGGATCATTGTTGATTGGATCAGGAGTTTCTTTATCTTGAAACTGTCTGAAGAAAACTGCCTGAATTTTATTTGTTTTTGCGATCTGGACATAACCATCACGCTTTCTACGGACACGAACAAGTGTTGCTGGAACATGACCAATATAACCAATCTGACCCGAGTTGTTGCGACCAATTTCAAGATAGCCATTCCCGACAGTCAAAACATCTTGCCATACACGAACTAAGGTTTCAATCAAAGTTTCTTCAATGTTTAAGCTCTCAAATGTTTCATCAAGATTCTCTTTAAGATCCTGATACTGCTGTCTCAGTCTTGTAATTTTTTCTTCACTACCTTGCGCTTTTTCAATCTTTCTTTTAGCCTTAAGTGTTTCCACAAATTCGTATCCAAGACCAACAGTATTCATAACACGAGCATTAATTGCTGCATAGTGAATTGCGCTTTGATCATATAGACCAGCAAGCGTATCTAGATCGTATGGAGGGTTTACAATGTCATAAAGTGAATATCCACTTACTCGCTCTGGGTCAATATACTTTGATTGAGTTCCATCTTCACCCTCATGCTTCTTTTGCAATCGGATTGCCTTGCGTTTCATTTTTGGAGAGAGTGATGAAATCTTTACAAAAGAAAAAGGGTCTGTATCTTCAGTTTTTGATGTAAACCCCATGTATGAAATATCATCCATTTCATTTTCAACAAAATCATCCTGTACGAGTTCCATTTTCTTTTCCATACTATCTCCTGTTATCAAAGTGTTCATCAAACATATCTTCAAATGGGTCGGCTACAAATCCATTAGCCAATCTCTCGGTTTGATCATCTCTTTCTGCGGCAGAAATTTTTCTACCTCCAGCAATCCATCTAACATGCCCATCATCATCACCAGACCAGTACTTACCAGCTTCAAGAACTCTGCGTTCAATAGTTAAATCGTACATCACACCCTCTGCTGACAGAACACCATCACCATCGGACAGCGCCTCACCCTCAGCTGTGAAGTATACACATACCCCATAAGACCGTTCTGGAACCCAAATATTCTTATCTTTAATCATATCTGACGACATAGGTTTAATTATACACTAGTTTTAATCAAAAACAGTACAGCTGTGTTCAGATATCAGCGTATTGGACACGCACCCGTTGCACAATCATCCATGTCAATCATTAGATCACTAGAGTTTTGCTGAAGTGGGATTGAAAAGTCTAATTTTGCAACAGACTTGTTGTACTCTTCCTCGGTGATTTCTTCATACGGAGGAAGGGGAAAATTATGATCAACATGAAGTAGGAAAGAAACGCTCTTCACTGATGAGTCGTAGTTGGAGGCAAGCCACTCTTTAATTGATGACAACTCCTCTTTGCGATAATACACCGTTACAGAAACAGCATTATCAGCCCATTCAGTTTGCATCTTCTTTACCCACTCAAGCTGATCTATTGCAGTCATGTTTGCGGCTAAAACAGCACCTTCTGGTGATTTGCATGGAAATTCAACAACATAACGAGTGTGATCTTCACGACCATCCAATCCAATATCCCAAACAACCTTATAACCACGCTTACGACAGGCATCAACTAGTGGATCAACAGAGCTAAAACGAACCCTTCTTGTGTAATACTGAGCAAATGCTGGGTGAATTCCAGGAGTTACGCCTGGAAGCAAAGATAGAGTCCCCGATGGCTGAACAGTGGTGAGTCTGATTGAAGGATTCCAACCATGCTCTTCGCTATAGGACTTATCAAAACTCTTAAGATATCCGTAAGCTTCGTTAAGCCATCCAACCTGCTTTTCTGTTGCCTGAAGGATTCCAGTAATGGATTGACCGAGGCGACCATTTTTATGAACAATGGTATTTGTCTTTTCATACGGATAAGAAAGTCTTGTAATTTGTTTCTGAACCATATACAGAAGTCTTGAAACCTCAAGCATTTGAGCCAACGACTCAATGTTTGGCAAAAAGATTGTAGATAGGTTGCAAGACTCACCATCAGACAGTGCAATTTCTGCACATGGATTAAATCCTTCAACCGTTGGGTCTGGAGACTTTTCACCAAGTCTTCCGTATGTTCTTGCCATCTTTCTGTTTAGCAAACCGTAAGGCTCACCAGTTCCGTCATAACCCTTCCAGAATTCTGGAACAATCTCATCATAGGAGTCTGCATAAATACTATTGTTACTATTAGATCTCCAGGCTGGAACATTGCCGCTTCCCCAG